GTGTTGTCGGTGGCGCCGTTCGCGACTCGGCGAACGCGTGCCGTGATGATGGAGTCCACCTCGATCGCGGCAGACGAGAAGCCGGGGTCGGCGACCTCGGCGATCATGTGGTACCACCGCGTTCCGGGCGGCGCCTGGGTCACGACCATCACGGTTGGCGCATCGAACGCCCACGCGCCCTGCTGGTGTCCCTTCGCCGCGGCAACGGACACCTCCCACCGGACCGGCGACGGGTCAGTGCCGTCTGCGAACCAGTGGATGTGTGGGTAGACGGCGCTCCCGGGCCAGTAGTCGTGGGGGGTGTGGTGGTCGAACCACATCTCGTCGCCGATCGCGAGCCTGTAGCCCCAGAAGACGGTCGTTCCGATCTGCGCCCACGTGGGCTGGTTGGAGCCGGTGGCCCTGTACTGCGGCAGGCCCTTGATGTCGTGCCAGCCGCCGCCCTGGGTGGTCCACTGCATGAAGCGCTTTTCGGTGCCAACCTCCACCGGCAGCGATGCGTGTTCGTCGAAGTACGTGCTGATGTCCTTGCGCTGAATCGCCATGAACTACCTCACGTTGATCGTGTCCGTGTTCGCTGCCGCGACGTGGTTGTCCGCCGCGCGGTAGTCGAGCGTGTACCCGGTGCCGGCCGCGCCGACGTTACCGAGAAACGAGCACAGCGTCGCGTTGTCGCCCGCGTAGATGTGCGCGAGGCCGTAGTTGACCGTTTTCCACGGCGATTCGATAATGCCGGAATTGGTGTCCTTGCCGGTCCTCGCAACATAGTAGGTTGCCATCTCTCGCTCCCGTATGCGGTTCTAGCGCACGCTTACCGCCCACCGCCAGTCCTATCCCTGCGTGCGTTGTATTCGCGGCATACCCTGACCGACGTTGCGCGCGCCCGCCGGCCGAACTGCCGCAGTCACTATCATCACTGTTGGTTGACGACGCGCGTTTCCTTACGAATGAACGTGCCGTAGATGAACTGGGCCGTCGTGAACACGGCCGCTATCGACCCAGCCACATAGACCCCCAGTAACTGCGGATCGGTCGGGAACAACCCGAACTTACCGTAGGCCAGGTTGACTCCAACGGAGCACGCGACACACAGTGCATACGTCAGCCACATCGCTGCGCTGCCCTCGATTTTGGTGACGGCCTTAATGCCCTGAATGATCAGCGACAGAAAGAACCCCACAATCGGCAACAACACTTCTTGGCTCATCGTCAGGCTCCTTTCAGCCCTTTCAGTATCGCTTCCCAAACACCAACGAGACACCCGCTCGGCTCCGGGGCTGGCACTGTGCTGCCAGTGGGAATCCAGTCATAGATGATCTTGAGAAGCCGGTGTACCGTATTCGGCTTCATTCCCCACTTGCGGCATATCTCGCCGCCGCCGTAATGGATCGGCACCCAGAACACATTGACGCCCTGCCCCGGTCCGGCATAGTCGCCCGTTCCGGCGCTAAATCCACAGTAACCGCTCGCGCCCGTAATGCCGATCTTGGTGCGGTACTTGGCTTCGGGTGGGCACACCACATTGTCAGGACATCCACCCACTCCCCACTCGTTCGGCGCGCCGGTGGTGTTGGGATGGTCCGGGTCCGGCGGCCAGTAACGCCCGATCTTGATGCCGCTGTATGGTGTGCCGTCCGCGTTCCGTACCCACACCTGATACTCGGACGGCCCTTCGACCTCGCGCAGTTCCGTGACAATGAAGTTGCCCTGCATCCCCGTCTTAACCTGCGTCCGGTCAATCTCGACGCCCCACTCAGCACTGAGCCACAGTAGATCCCGTGCTTGCCCCGAAAAGTCGTAAATCTTCATCCGCTCATCCCCTCCCGGCGGTTGATCGCCGCCGCCCTCAGGTCCCTCATCCGGTATCGGTGCATCTATGTCAGCGAGCATCACCCCCTCGCCATAGTATGCAGTGCTGATGTCCTGCCACGTATCACCGCGCTGAGCCATCGCGCGCGCGCCGTACTGGCAGGCGCGTTCGCCCCACGTCTGCCCGTTGGTGCCTCCGGTGCCCTGGCAGTCGGGACACATATGCCGCCCACAGCGCGCCACATACCGCGACGCGAACACGGCGCCGCCGTCCAGCACGACCATCCCGGAGGTCTCCGTCACAGCCCGGTCGCTGCGTTCGTGAATCAGCGCCGTATTCCACACCTGGTCGGACGCGGTGCCGTACAGGTCGAACGACGCGCTGCGTGGGTTGGCAATCCGCCACAGAGCATACGACCGCGCCCAGACCGCCTGCGCCTTCAGTGCGTCCATCGGCCACAGCGCGGGCATCTCGGCCGGAACCACGCCGCGCAGGTACTCCTCGAGCGGCAGCGTGTGGATTGTGCCATCGACAAACACACGGACAGCCACGCCGCGCTGCACATCCAGCGCCCCCATCGCCGCGATATGTTGGTCAAGGTTCTGGCACCGCTGTACCCACGAGTTCGGCACATTGCCCGGGCTGTTCGTCGGGTCCTGCCACATGAAAAAGCACAGTGCCAACACGCCGGGATCCATTAGCGTCTCCCGCGCATAATAGGCGCACTGGTCGGTGAAGTCGGGGTCGCTGGCGCCGAAGTTCCCGGCTTCGTCAATCAGGAATTGCGGCGTGAAGCCGTAGCGTGCTTGAAACAACTTGCGCACCCGCCGCCACCGGAAGGCGTGCCAACTCGACAGTACGGGGTCATAGAGTCGGTCGCGGATCGATCCGCCACTATCCCCCCAGTAGTAGTGCCCGCATATTTTGTTATCGAAGTGGCTCCGCACTGTTTCAGCCAGGTAGTCATACCCAGCCCAACCTTCAGTCGGTATCCCGTTGTCATCTGGTGCTCCGTCCTCGTGATGGCCATACGCGAACGGCGGACACACCAGCCGCATGTCCGGCGCGCGCTCCTTGATCCGGTCCGCCACTTCCAGCGTCCAGTCGCCCACCTTTTCATACCAGGACTGCGTCTCGTAGTTGCCCTGGTTGCCCGCGTTCGGATCGCCGTTCTCGTAGTGCAGGTTCAACTCGTTCCAGAAGTAGACGTAGGGAGACAGGTCGCGTATCTCCGCCCGCTTGCTGACCACATAGCCGGCCTGGTTGATGGCCGATTCTGTCGGCGACTGCCACCAGTTCTGCGGGTGCTGAAAGCGAATAATGATCGGCGCGTCGGGGTTATCCGCGTGGTACTGCGCGACATGGTTCATTCCCAGGTAGTCCACGAACGAACACACCGCCCCGGGGCGCCAACCGAGCATCCTTTCCGGATCCGTCGGATAGCCATTCGCAAGCCAGAGTCCGGGTCTCATGCTAGAATCGTGTCCTTTGTTGTCCACACCGCACTCTCGCGCCGCTGGATCACCAGGTTGTTCCCGCTGCGTGTAATTCGCCACGAGCCATCCGTCGCCGGATCGCCCAGATACAGCGCGCCCGTCGCCGATGTGTCGAGCGCCTCGAGGCTCTCCACAACGCGCAGCCGTTGCTCGATGGTATTCAATCGCTCTACGAGCATCCTGCCACCCGCGCTCACAGCGTCACCATCTCAATGTCAACCTTCTCAGCTCCGGTCTCTTCGAGCGTCACCGTCACTGCCTCGATGCGCATCGTGTATTCCGTGCCCCCGAAGCGGGCCGTCACCTTGTCGCCCAGGTTGTAGTGCAGGTTGTAATAGCAGGCCGGCGTCTGCAACACTTCAAACGCGAAGCCCTGCGTGGCCCGTTTGTCATAGAGCGCCTTGTCACCAGCCGCCTGCAATCCCTCCGCCGTCTGCATGTTCTGGGCATCGACGCCCGTCTCGATGTCGTTGGATGCCGCGTAATCGCTCGCCGTGCGGATCGCTGTCGCCCGCGCCGATCCCTCACCCTTGCCGCCCACCACGGCCACAGTCGCCTGCTCCCAGCGGTTGAACGTCACGCGCGGTTTGCCCATGTTGCCCAGCTCGGTCGAGAAGAACACCAGCGTTGTCCGGTCAGTGCCCAGCTGCCCGGTGTACCAACGGAAGTCATAGCCGGTCGATGTGACTACGACGTCGAAGTCACCGCCGCCGACTGCCGCGATGTTCTGTATCACCGCCAGCAAGTTGTCGCTCGGGCGGCATTCCCAATCAATCGTGTTCCCTCCGGCGGCGTCCGTCTGCACCGTCAGCCCGGTGATTGCCCCCGCGCGCAGCCGCCCGTTGCCGGTCGTGGCGCTGGCCGCCGCGTTGTATTCGACCAGCGTCTTCGCGATGGTCTCCGCCTTCACTCCGTCGAAGAGCGTCCGGTTGGCTGTGTTGGCATACCAGGCTATACACCGATTGGCGAGCAGTGAGTGGTACGTCTTGCAGCGATATTTCCAGATGGTCTGGTCGTCGCGGCTGGCTTCCCACCAGCGCAGGCGCCCTACGAAGTCGTTCGTCTTATCAAGTCCAACCGCCGCATTCTCGCGGTAGACGCTCACCCGATAATTGAGCGCCAGCACGTCGGTCATCGAATGCGCATCGGCAAGGGTGAACTCCAACACCCCGATCTGGTTTACACGCTTGGTGTAGGACAGCCGCAGGAAGTTATTGAACCACCCGACGCGATTGCCGGATGTGTCCTCGACAATGATCTCGCACAGCGGCCCCGTGCTGATTGGGACAGGTGTCGTTCCGGCGGCCGGTATGCGGACCGCGCTCCACTTCCCGGAGAGGATCAGTGTACCGGCGAACGCCTGGGCTAACTCATACTCAATCGCCAGTTGCCAGACCAGCGGCGTCGGGACATATTCGCGTGATGCAAATGCCTTCCAGGTATTGATCGCAGTCTCATCGCCTATGAGCCACCAACCCCAGTTATCGGCAGTTCCGGCCACAAATTCCTCTACGTCAGCTAGCACATCGAATGCATGCCACGCCCCTTCGTCTGTCACAGCGACGGAATCGGTCGCAGCTACAGCATAGTCAGTTCCTGAGCCACCACCAGCACCACCCGCCCAGGCCACAGCTCCGTTGGCGTTCCGTAGATTCCACGTTGAGCCATCTGTGCCGCCATCTGGCGCCGCGCCGTCCTTCAATCCTTCGTACCACTGGGTAAGGGCGCGATGTACGGCAATCGTGCGTGACGTGGCATTGTACGTATCGTATGAGTTGAGGTGCAGCACAGCACTGACCAGCGTAGCGCCTGCTGGCAGCCCAGATATTTCTCGCCGCACGAGTCCGCGCCGGGTATCTTCGTTTATGCCGCCCAGCCCACCGGCTGCGATTGAGTAGCTGATGCCATAATTGTTGTTGCTGCCGAACATATAGATATACGCATCAGTCCCATCGTCACCCGAGAGAACCAGCGATTCATTTCCAGCGTCGTGATACTCAACATATAACATCGGTGCTCTGAAATAACTCGTGTTTTCGCCCGAGAGGAAAAACCCCGTCTGAGAGTTGACGTCTTCGGGTCCTTTTATCCACCAGCCATAATTCGTTGCTGTTCCGGCTGCGAATAGCGCAACATCAGCCGTGACATCCCACTCGTGCCACAAATTAACACCAAGACAGGCAATTGCATCAGTAGGTGCTGCCACAAAGTCCGTACCGGACAACCCCCCGGCTGCGCCCCAGGCCACTGCACCATTCACATTGCGGTGGTTCCAGGTGCTTCCGTCCGTGCCCCCATCTGGCGCTGCGCCATCTTTAAGCCCTTCGTACCACTGGGTAAGAGCACGATGTACATTCAACGTTGCCCCAACTGTGCAGTTAGTTGACATCGTGCGGGCATGTAGTTTTGCGGAAACGATCACCTTGCCTGCTAGAGCAGATAGGTCGTAGTAGACCAGTGCGCGATAGATGTTGGAGGCACCACCACCACGTCCCACAAGAAAGGAAACAGTGATACCGTAATTGTTATCCGGAGAAGGCTGAGAGAGGTATGTTTCTACTACAGCGGGCTGTTGCAGTAACAGTAGCGCCATGTCAAGCCACCCCCGCCGTCGCCGTCAACTCGTAGGTGAACCTGATCTGGCTGTTGTTGACCACCGCGATGCCCGCGAACTTCCCGCGGTCCAGCAGCACCCCGCCCGTCGCCGCATTGAACAACCCCACCTCGGTGATCGTCGCCGCCCCGGTGTATGCAATCGTCGCCACGCTCTGGTAGATGTTCGCCGTCGCCCCCTCCGTCTGGCCGCCCTCCGTCCGGCCACCGGCCAGCGGAGCGCCCAGGTCGGTATCGCTCGCCGCCTCGTCGGCCGTCCCGGTGCCCGACTGGTGCCATTTGAACGTGGCGAACGTGGACTGCGCCGCCTGCAGCGCGTCGACCAGCAGGTTGACGAATACCGTCGTGACGCATTTCTCCGACACAACGCCGAAGTCCCTCACCTGGCCGTTCGGCGCCTGGTACACGGCGCTCCACCGTCCCCGCAACGTCAGTTCACCCAGTTGGTTCATAATCCATCCCCAATGTGTGTTGGCACGTCCGCCGCCTACTCTGGGCCAATGGCACACCACTGAAGGAGCGGTACGTCAGTTATATCGCTGTCATCGGCGTCTTCCTGACGAAGCACCACTTGAGTTGCCGAAGTCCCCTGCACGTCAATAACAGACAATCGGCCTCCGGCGTCCAGCGCCTGTGCCAGTACGATGGGCGCATAAGAAAACGCCGATGGAAACGTAACCGTGACAAGACCGCTAACTGTCGTCGCTACTCCGCATTCCATCCGCACCGCAGCAGGCGTATAGCCCGTTGTTCCAGCCGTATTCCATATCGTCGCGCTGCCACCCTCTCGCGCCGTGAAGTCGACCAGGTTGCCGCAGGAGTCCATCTCATCAGTGACCGTCACGACGCCGGACGTGTCGACCAGCGCCTGGTACAGCAGCGCGTCGTAGGTGCTTCCGGTCGTCGTGCTAATTGCCGGCGCGCTGGGGGTGGCGGCATCGGTGCCGGTGATCACCGTCGCTCGCACCGTCTGCGCGTCCCAGTCCGCCCGCAACACAATCCGGTCAATGCGCTTGTTGCCCGCGCCGGTCGCACTGGGAATCGCCAGATCACCCGCCGCGCTCAGGTAGTACGGTTTGCCGTCGACCAGCGCATAGCCGGTGTTGAGCGTCACCTTGTTCGCGCCCGCCGTTGGCGCGAGGTGATTGAGCTGCCCGAACACAACGCCCTGACCGTCCATACAGCCGGCAATCGCCTTCGAGATGTGCGCCCAGTCGGCCCGCGTGTACGTCGCCGCCCCGTCGCCGGCACCGCCGGTCGTCCACAGGTAACTCATCTGCGTCGGCGCCGCGGCATACGCCACAGGCATATCCATCACCCGCACGCTCGAGACGTGCACCAGCGGAACGTCGACCGCCGCCAGTTCGGGTTGTGCCACCTGCCCAAACCCCAGCAGCATGGCAATCGCCAGTATGCCGCCAGTGCTGAAACACACCGCCAACCTCACCCATCTGTTTCTCATCTCTCTCTCCTAAATCCCCAGGTACCGCAGGTAGTAACTGATCGTCACCTCGGTCAGCGAGTTGATATTATCGCCCGTCACCCGGATCACGTTGACCCCGCCCGTCGCTACGGGTGACGGCATGATCCTGAAGGTGCCCAGGTCGCTGTCCGACGTCAGCGACGCGATCTTGTTGGCGCCGAGATTGTCCTTGACGGTCTGATACCCATACCGCAGGTCGATGTCGTAATACGCGCCGGTATTGATCACCACGCCGGTCAGGTCAATTTTCTTGCCGGTCGTTACGTTGCGGACGATGCCGTTCGTAATCGGCCCGCCGATGCGAATGAGCGGGTAGGACGGCGCGGTGCCGGTGTAGGTGATGTTGTTGCTCTGGTCGATAGTCGAGCCGCCGATTGCCGTCGGCACCTCGGTCGGTACTGCCATCGCGTCCGCCGCTCCGCCCCCCAGCGACCAGGTAGACACCGCCAGCGTCGGATCGAAGAATGTCGGGTCGTGCGCCTTGAGCCGGACGCCTAGCTTCTGATACCGCCGCATGTAGGCGTCCATAGCAGCCGTCGGCTCGCCGACTGATACCACGTTGATGTGCCGCGTTAGGCTCCCGGCGGTGACGAAGCGCATCACAAACTCTGTCCGCATCCACGACAGCAGGCGCAGCAATTCCAGCCGCGCTGTCTCCAACGCCGCTGTGTTCACCCCTTTGGTGATCAGCACGAGTTGGATCGTGCGCGCATCGAGCCGGTAGTCGATCCACGTCTCGCCGTGCTGTTCCGGGCCGCGTGACGTAATCTGGTGCCCCGGGGACATTCCCAGCCCGTCGTATGCCTGCAACACGGCAATTGTGCCGTCGCTGATGCTGGTATAACTGCCCGCGTCCTCCACGTAGATGTCCATCACGCCGCCAGTTTCTGCATCATCCAGATGTCATCTTTGATCGACTCGTAGGATTGATACACGACGTACTGCGGACTAACCTCAATCGTTGCTTTCCCCTCTCCCCCGGCAGCAGCCAGTGACACCCCCATCCCGCCCAGTTGCGCCTGTATGCCGGTGGTCATGGCCTCAATCGCGCGTCCCATCGCGTCCATAATCGCTGCCGGGTCCGCATAGCGCCCCAACTGCAACCCGCTCAGAATGTTCGCCGATAGCCCGTTATCCTTAATCAGTTTGACCAGGTCTAACTGCGCCTGGAGCCACTGGAGGTCTTGCTGCTGCTTTTGGAATGACAGCGCCTTCTCCTCAGCGTCGGCAATCTGCTTCTTGAGTTCGGCGATCTTCTCAACCTGCGTTCCCTGTTCCTCGAGGATTGCCAACTCCTCACGCATCGGCGCGATCACCGTCTCTTCATAACGCGACGCCGCTGCGCCACCCAGCCCGCCGAATACGCCCGCCATGCCCGTAAGCATGTCAATGCCAGCGAACGCGCCACCGATGAGTGTGTTGGCGGCGTTGCCCATAATGCTCATGAACAACTCGCGGTTCTGTGACACAATGCCTGCTACCGCCGATCCGCCGGTCTTTATGAGTGTGTCAAGCATCCGCGCCGCAATCTGCCCGACGCTCTCGCCGGTCTGGGTCGTGGCGACGTCAGTCCAGTCGCCGATCCAGCTCTGTATCTTGCGCCGCATGTCGCCGCCCAGCTTATCCTCGGCGTCCAATCCCCCCCACCAGCGCCGGAAGACGTCGGTCAGCGTGGCTGTTACGCTGCTGGGGATCTCCGTCATTGTGCCCATTCCCACCAGTATGTCATCGACCCACTGAATCCCGACGCTGCGGAATGGTTGCTGCATGGCGTGCATCAGTGCCGGCGGCCACGCTGCCACATAGGTTTGGAGCGCGCTCAGTGCCCGGTGGTCGGTGTAATATGGCGAGGTGCTTTGCAATACGGTAGGCGTCGGGGCGGTTCCCCATGATCCGACCTTCGCTCCAACTCCCGCGCCGAGTGCGCCAAGTGTGCCCGTACTTGTAGCCTCCGGCGGTGTTGCCCACTTCGGCGTGTAATTCAATGGAGATGACCCGCCCGCGAAGCCCCTCACATTCTTGCCCTGCGGCCAGACCATCACCGTCTCACCGCTCTGGACTAGCATGGGGTAGCTGTCGTTCGGGAAGCCCGGTGGCACCACGAACGCGCCGCCCTTTGCCATGCCCTGGTGCCCTCGCGCGTCGAAATCATACCCCTTCGCTATTTCGAGGTGCCCCAACTTCCCGATGCTGACACCAGGCACCTTATTGAGTTGGTCGATCAATGAGTTGACGGCATCGATCACAGTATTGAGAATGGTTGCTACGCCGTTCTTTATCCCTTCCAGTCCGGACAAGATAGCATTGCTGATACCAGTCCCTATGCTTGCCCAGTCCATTTCATTTATCGGGTCAGCCACCCCATGCCAGACATCTCCGGCGAACCCCCGGAAGTCCATCGTCAACATCTGGGTCGCGACACGCAGCGCATTCTTCACCCCGGCGCCTATGATGCGCCCCAATTCCGACCCCTTGCCGAATACGCGGTCAAGCGCCCCAGTAATGAGTTCATCCAATGCCGCAACGAAGTCATCTACCATCGCGGCCTTCTGCTTGGCCCCTGCCAATGGCGCAGTCAGCAATTTTGTAAGGTCGAACTTCTCCCCAACGCCAGTAGTCAGCCCCTCTATGATGTCATCGGTCAGGTTATAGCCGAGGTCATAGGCCGCTTGGTGCGTTTCATCTGCGGTCATCCATTCTTGCAGCTTCACCTGGATGATGTTGTTGACAGTCATTGCCGCGCCGATGCCCTCCATAACTGCTCCGCCGATGAACTCCTGGGCGGCTGCGGTAACCACCGACCAATCATCATCGCGTATCGCATCCGACAGCCGTTTCGCGAACGACGCCGGGTATGTCCACTCTGCCAATCCCGCAGCATTGATCTTAATCTCCGGCGTGCCCGTATAGGTGCCGCTCAGCACATCCACGATGTCGCTGATGGTCTTCATTGCGTTGCCACCGAATGTGACAATGCCCTGGAGACCGGCAATCAGCGGCCCGGTTCCCTTCTCCGCGATGTTAGCCATCGCGCTCCCGAAGTTGCGCGCCGCCTCGATGATATCCGGTCGCGTGGCGAACTCGACCATCTTGCTGATAACCGCCGTCAACGGTTTCAACAGCGGCTCGCCGACCGCCTCCTTGATGTTGCCGAGCGCGTTGTGCAGGATATCCAACTTGCCGGCGAACGTCTCACCCGCCGCCTTCGCCGCGCCGCCAAACTCACGGTTTAACTCGGCAAGAATGAGCTTCTGCGCACCCATCAGGTCGCCCGACTCGACCATTGTCTCGATCGTTTTCTTCTGTGCCTCCGTGAATAACACGCCTACGCGCTGCAATGCAGTCACGCCCAGAATAGGATCGTTGAGAGCCTTGCCCATTTGGATCGCGCTTGATTTGAGGTCTTGACCAAGCGCGGTAGACATATCCAACATCGTTTCGGTTGCCTGTGGAAAGATGTCCTTGCCGATGTTGGTGAACGTCAGCAGTAGGTTCTGACCGGCGACAATGGCGTCGTCTTCAAACCGCGTGACCTCGGACAGCGCCAGCGCCATCGCGTTAATCTCTTTGGCGCTCAGCCCCGCGGCCCCGCCGGTGGACTTGAGTACCGCGCCGAGCTGCGCCGAGATGTCCTCCGCCTCGGACGCGGCCTTGACGCAATCCCATAGCCCCTTCGCAAGTATGGCTGTGCCGGCCGCCGCCATCGCTGCCATTGCGACGCCGGCGATCTTCGCCGCCTTGCCCAGGCCGGTGAACGCACCGCCGGCATTCTTGGCGTTGCTCCCAACAGACTTCAGCGTCGCCGATGCCTGGTCTTTGGCGGTGACTATGATCGCCAGTTCACTCGCTGTCAGCCCCATGCTCACTCCAACGCTCGACCAACAACTGCACTATCTCGGCGGGGCATTCGCACAGGTCACGGTACGACCAGTGCATCCGCTCCATAATCACGCCCTCACCTATGGCGGTGGTTCGCCACCGCTCGTCAAGTTTTTTTCCGCTTCTATTGCCTCGATGTGTTTGGTCAGCGCGTCGTCAATCTCGATCACGGTGTCAGCATCCAGCGCGCCGATTGCCGACCGCGTTACCGGTACCGCCTTTCCGTTGCGTGTGAACGACCATTCACTGATCCACACCGCCAGCCGCATGATGGCCGTCTGTGCAAAGTCGACGGTTATCTCGGCTTCGTCGTCAGCACGCTTCTTGTCAGCAATAACCGTCCGGAAGCCGGCGGTGGCATAGCGTTGCTGCTCTTCGTAGGTCAACCGTTTCTTGACGATGATCCAGTCGCCATCCGACAGATCAAGCTTGACCGTCTCAGCAGTCACGAACCTATCACGTCCCATGCCATTCGCTCATTTCTGGTCGCCCCCGACCCGCTATGGTGATGTCATTCCCGGCGCGTGTGACCGCCACATCGCGCCAGCGCCATTGCGACTTACCAACACGCAGCATCAGCGCCAGCCCGCCGCCGTCAAGCCAGAACTCGTCAACATCGTGACATCTGGCTTTGACAGTCCAGTCCGCTGAATCGCCATTGAACACACAGTCAGTTAGCTGCGCTGCTACCCGACCGGGCACTTCGATGCGCCCGTGTTGCGCGATGATCCTCATAGGGGATCACCTACGTGACACCCAGCCGCCCCCACGCTCCGTTGGCCGCGAACGTGCCCGACACCTTCACTGCGTCGCTGACTGCCGTGTTGATCGACGCATCCAACCAGGCCGGGCCGTAGAAATACTGGCCGGAGATGTTCGTGTTGGGATACAAGTAAATCTTGCAGCCATCCGCCGAATCTGCCGCGTCGAAGAGCGAATCGGTCGCATTGTCCCAGAAGCCCGATAAGGCGCCCGACAGGTCTTTCAGCCCCTGCACATACGCCTTGTTCGAGTCCTGAAACGAGGTGACATCGACTCGATCCGTCTTCATATCGAGCGACCAGTCGGTCAGGCTGATCGCCGCAGCGTTGCCGGTGCCGCTCGTGCTGATGTATGCCGCCCCACTTTTTCCGTGATACTTCGCCATTTCCGTCTCCTCTTGTGAAATGGCGTTCCAGCACGGACTGCCTGATTGTCATATCAACTCCTTTCGGGTTGCTTTGGTTTATCCCACCAATCAACACGAACTCCGGACGATTCAAGAAGTTCGCCAACCTTCCGCAGACAGGGCCTGCATAAATCGCCAACCCACCAACTATGGTGATCGGACAGGCTTTCACTCCAATCTGAAATAGCCACTATCCGCTTCCCGCACCAGTCACATATGCATTCAGTGACCTCTTCACGGGATATACATTCTTCTACCGTCTTGGTGTGTTTCATCGCGCACTCCTTTCGGGTTGCTGTTGTTTCTGGTCTTTCCTCAGTTCGGACGTGCGCGGCTTGGTGCCAGTCTTGACCCGTTCGATCAGGTCGACCAACATCAGTAGCGCCTGCCGGAATTGCAGCCAGAACTCAATCTCAGTCACGATAGCACGCTCAATACCTGCCGCACCCGTGCGTCAAACGTCTGCCCTTCTACCGCCCGCCGTGCAACTTCCGCATTCCACTGTCGTTCCTCAGACGGCGCAGCCAGCCAATGCCTTACCCGATCCTGGAGCGATGTCGCATCGGTAAACAGTGGCACGCCTGTCAATCCCAGGTCAGCCATCTCATCGCGCCAGTCTGTGACAAAGAACGCGCCACACGCTGCCAGCTCCAACACACGGGGATTGACACTCTGCGCGCCGTCAGCCCGCCGGTGCATATTCAGGTTGACTTTGCTTCGCCGGTACAGGCGCACCGCGTCGTGGTTCGGTGTGACTCCGGCGCGCACGTAGCGCCGTAGCCGGTTTCGCGGTCCCAACAGTTCCCACGAGCCGTATAGCCCCAAGTCGATGTCTCCCCAGTCCACCTCCTTGAGCAAGTCAACGCGCTCCCGAAATCCAGTACCCACGAACGTCACATCATGGCCCGGTGTGTTGTCTCGTTCGATAGCCGGCCTATGCACGTCCGGGTCATAGGCGTGCGCCAGGTAGTGTGTTTGCGCGCAGACTCCCCGAAACGCCTCCACGCTGGTGCGTTCGTTGACGAATGCCACGTTGCAGTGTTGTGCAAACCGCATTTGTTCTGCGTCCTGATACGGACATTCCGTGAACAGCGTCGCCACTCGCACCCCGGCCCGCCGCAACATAATCACCACGTCAGGATGCAGAAACATGCCCGAGACGATGATCACCCAGTCAACTGCAAACCGCAGCGCGCGCTCGATTGTCCCAACGCTGGCCTGGTATACGTTGTCCGCATACGTCGGCTTATTCTCTGATCGCCGTCCATTCCGGCGCCAGCAATAACGCAACCATCCCGACGCGGCGACCAGGCGGTTATTCAGCGCGTAGTCAACGATGTCTACACCGGCCCGTCTAAGCGCACGCTCGTAGCCGCGCCAGTAATCGGCGGTACTCCAGTCAGCGCCCGGATGGACCAGAAGGACTTTCATCCTGCTGTACCGGTTCCTCTCGTTTCGGCTCGCGTTTTTGCAGTACTGGTGATCGTTTTGCCATACATTCCGGGCACGTCGGCCCATCCTTCAGGAACAACACCCGATGACAATCCGTGCATGCTACAAACTCGCTCATTTGGGCTTCACCCCCTCAATGCCAACCTGATACCACGCACCCTGCGCGATCAGTGGATACCGATAGCGGTCGATCTCTTTCAATTCCACGAACCCGGCCCGCCCCATCGCCCGCCCCAGTGTTTCACGGTCATATGACCACTGGTGGCGGCTGTCCTGTATGTCGCAGTACAGGAATAACGCGCACACCTCATCCAGGTCAGCCATGCTGTGCCATACCCTGGGCGGGTATTCAACCGCGTCGATGGTACCGGCCAGCCACCGGGTCATGATCTCGCGTGTGTCTGGCACGACGATCCCACATCGGCCGCCCGGCTCCAACACACGGAAGCATTCGCGCAGGAACTCCCGCCCACCGTCGCGGTCGAGGTGCTCCAGGAAGTGACACGCCCAGATGTATGCGAGTGCGCCGTCATCGGCGGGAATTGGCGGCACCGTCGCGTGAATATCAGCCCGCACGGTCGGGTCCGCGTCCAGATTAATGAAGTAGAGCAGCGGGTACTCACCCGACCCGATATTCCAACGCTTCAATGCTGTGGCGGCGAGTTGCTCGTTCATCCCTGTAGCCACACCTCAAAATCGCTGGCGATGTAGTAAACCGTCGCCTCAGGCTGTGGATCCATCAGGTCGACCTGATTGATAATCGTCACATCGCACTGCACACCGCCGGCGCCACCGAGCAGACCCGTGAAGTCGTGCAACGCCAACAGAACTTGATCGGCTGTGTCCCACGCGCTGTCGTAGCTGCTTCCGAATGCTGTCACCTGCACCCGCGCGACATACAGCCCACTGCCGCCCTGTAGCTGCTGTTGCGGTGTCTTGCTGATGATGCGATAGACAACCGCTGGCAACGTTACGTTTTGCGGCAGGCGCATCGGATAGACGCGCGTCCCGGTTAGCGCCGCGAGGCCGGCATAGGTGCTCAGGCGCGTGAAGATTGATTCGGTGAACGTCATTGCCGCTCCAACTCATCGGTGATGGTTTTGCGCACCGCGTCGAGTATCTGGTCTTTCTTGCCATCCGCTACCGGCCGCAGGAACGGGCGCGCCGCCATGCGCGAAGTGCCGTACTCCAGGCTTGCGCCGTACTCCGCCCCGACCGACACCAGCACTGTGTCGTCACTCTCTGCCTTCGTCACGATGCTGTTCACCAGGAACCCGGTGTCAGTCGCCGGCGGCTGCCCTGCCGCTGATGCTTGGTGCATCTTCTTGCCGCGCTTGTAGGACCGCCCGCCCTTCGGTCCGGTCTGGATGGATTGCTTGACGAATGTCTCCGCGACCATCCCGCCGGCGAGCAGCGCCTTGCGCAACGCCGGACCCCGGACAGCTTTCTCAGCGCGCTCCAACATGCGCACGACATCATCCATGCCTTCTATGGTGACGGTAAAGTCGCTCATAGGTCGGTGTCCACCAGCGGAACGACGATCCCACTCGGCCCGTCCAACGGGTGCCCGGCAATGCCGAACGTCAACGCGGTCGCCAGCGCCGTACCCCATCGCTTGGTGATATGCACCCGGTCGCGTACCGCGACCACCGTTCCGAGCGGCAACCGCAGCACAGCGTCGATACGGCTGTACGTCAACAGCGCCGACCATTGCTCCCCACTGACGGTGTAACTGAAGCCACACACCACGTCGCTGCCATACGTGTACGTTGCTGTCTCTTCACCGCTGGCATCCTGTGTCGCCGAGTAGACGCCGATCTGACAGGTATCCTGCATTGCGGCAACCTGAGTCGACTGAAACCGTGTCAGCTCAGTGCTGGTGAACGTTCGCATCAGTCATTCGGCTCCGCGAAATTGGCAATCCACGACGGCCGCATAGATCCGACTGTTGGATCCATCCATGCCGTGTGTGTTTGCATCACCCGCCGGCTGCGATAGTAGCGCGCGCGCTCCTGGTATTGCTTGCAGACCTGACTGCGGCTGTAACTACCTCCATCCGCACTGAAGTCGAAGTCCTGGGCGACGGTTCCGGCCCGTTCGTCCCAAACGTCCGCCGCCGCTGCATTCAGGTCATAGGTCGATATCCAGTCCTCGTTTTCGTCCTGAGTTGGCGGCGACGTCGACGCATCCCACGTATACGGCTTCTCTCCGCGCTCGTCGATCAGCGGGTAGCATTCGATGTAGCCGGTAAGGCTCGTGTCGGTGTAGTCCGTGCTACCCGCCAGTCCGGTCATTCGCCGTAGCTGTGCGATTTGCGCCGCAGTCGCCGCCATGTCTCAGTCCCCTTGTCACGCCAGCCGGATGTACTTGATGAACAGGTCGCACACCAATCCCGTGCTGGCATAGGCGGCACTGGTGACGGTCAGATACGACGTGGCCGCCCACAACAGGCCGTCAGGGGTTGTAGCCGCCGCCGCCGCCGCCGCGTTCTGCTCGGTCACCCACCAGACCGTGCCCGCCGTCTTGTTCATCGCGCATGCGGCCAACAGGTCAGAGGCGTCGGCGCCGGAGGTGGCCGTGATGCCGATGTTGAACGTGCTGGCCGCAGTCGAGGCTGTGCCGATGTACAGGTAAGACTCGGTGATTTGCAGCAACACCCCTTCCGGGTTGAGTATCTGCCCGACCAGGCTGGCCGCGGTCGCGTTGCCGAGAATGTGGATCTTCAGCCACCCGCTTTGGGCAGCATCGGTGCTGATTGCTACTGTCATTTCAGTTTGTCCTTTCCGGCTTGCTTGCCGGCAGAAGCCTTCTTGGCCGGGGCAGGCTCCGGCGCCGCGGAAGC